ATCACAAGAAGATGACGAAACAGTTATTGCTCGTATCGCAGAACGATTTGAAATCTTAGATGACATGACCAAGGCAGTATTAAACGGAGATATCCGTGCCATGATCGTAGCAGGCCCTCCAGGTGTTGGTAAGTCATATGGTATCGAATCGCAGTTAGAAAAAGCAAACCTCTTTGATCAGATATCAGGACGTCGTGTTAAGAGTGAAATGATCAAAGGTACGGCAAGCGCATTAGGTATGTATAAGGCACTTTACAAGTATAGTGATGACAACTCAGTTATCGTGTTTGATGACTGTGACAGCATCCTGCTTGATGATGTATGTTTGAACTTGCTTAAAGGCGCACTTGACTCAGGTAAAAAACGTAGGATTTCATGGTTAGCAGATAGCCATAGCCTACGCAACGAAGGTATTCCAGACCAGTTCGATTTCAAAGGCGGAGTTATCTTTATCACAAACTTAAAGTTTGATCAAATGAAATCGCAAAAGACACGTGATCACTTGGATGCTATCCAATCACGCTGTCACTATTTGGATTTAACTTTAGACACCATGCGTGATAAGATCCTGCGTATCAAGCAGATTGCACGTACTGGCGTATTATTTGAAGACTATGATTTTGACCAGATTCAACAGGATGAAATCATTGACTTTATGACTGAAAATCAAAACAAGTTACGTGAAGTTTCATTACGTATGGCAATTAAAATTGCTCAGCTACGTAAGAGCTTTCCATTAAAATGGTCTGCGCTGGCTTCAACGACTTGTATGAAATCAATTTAAGGAGAAGTATATGTACGATAAATTTAGAACGTGGATGTATATAAACTCAGTGCAGGTTACTTGGTTCCTAATAGGCTTATTTACAGCCTTTGGAATTGACGCACTAGGCACGGGTAATTTGATGGGTGCTGTGATCAACTTTGGTCTAGCTGGCATTAATTACCTACTAAGAAAGATCTAATATCAAAATTACGCTATCTGTATAATTAGATAGCTATATATTAGTAACAGTTTTCACTGCACTTATCTATTGTCTAGCTCCTAGTGCGGTGACCTCAAAGCCCAGGTAGAAATACCCGGGCTTCTTTTTAGGTTGACTTTCCAATATCAACCACTATATAATAATAGTATGTTAACCTATCCCTATGTAGAAGACTATCTGGAATACCTTGGTGGTTATGAAGTGGGCCTTACAGCCTTAATCACACCACACAGTGTGAATAGAATAAGTCTAGCCCGTTACGACATAGCCATAGTCAACAGCATGGCATCAACGACTGTGTTTGGCACAGCACTGACAGATAAGCAAGCAGAACTAGCTGTTAAACTTGTATTAAAATACCGTAGACAGTTCGCTAAGATGGGTATAGATGTGAGCACAGTTGAGAATCCTGTGTTCAGATTAGCACCACGTAAGATGGATAGGACCAAGGCTGTTTGGTTAGATGGCGACCACATAGTAGTCAAGTTCCCCTATGACAATGACTTGATCAAAGAACTACAAAATTTCAGAGAAACTAGCCAAGGCCGAGCTTGGTATGATCGTGATAAAAAACTATGGAATTTGGCCATAACAGAATATAATGTCAATTGGATAGTGCCTTGGGCACACTCTAAGTCTTTTGACATAGATCATCAGATACAAGAACTATTAGCTACAGTATTAGAATGTGAACAGCAACTATATGAGATTAAACTAGTCAAACAAGGTAATGGATACACTATTACTAACGCATCAACAAGTTTAAATGAATATATAGAACTTCGTGGTGGGTTTGGTCAAGATAATCTAGTCAAGTTAATTGACTATGCTGGCCTGTGTGGGTACGACATAGATGATGAAATTAAGAATTACTGTATGGAACATTATCCTACAGCACTAGTTGCCATTGGTAGTAAGCACAGCATACACTTACCGCCAAGTCCCACACACCTAAACATGATATTTGACTATGCTGAGATCACTGATCGTTATCCCGTCTGCATTTATAATCCTACCTTGTTTGAAATAGATCTAAGTCGCTTTGACGAAGAAGAGATCGTGCGATTTGATAGAAATGGTAAAACAAAGACTAGCGATTATGATCCGTATCGTGTTAAAGTAGTGTATGCTGGAAAGATACCTTCAACCTGGGACTTTCCTGTGCCCCTAATGGTCACAACATTTGAGATGATGTTTGGTGGACGTAAGATGGACTGGACACGTAGAGCAGAAAAGATCATCTACTATGGTGCAACACAAATAAGAGAACACAACTAATGGCCTTGGCCCGACTAATAATTAAAGATGAAGTTAATGTAAAGATAGAAGGCTTAGACTTACATGAACGCAAAGAACTCAGCAATATGTTCAAGTATGAGATACCTGGTGCACGTTATCTGCCCGCAGTCCGTCTAGGACGATGGGATGGTAAGATAGCATTCTTCCAAATGGGTGGTAGTACCTATGTTAATCTATTGCCAGAGATCATTCCGTATCTAGACAGTCAAGGATATCATCTAGAACTAGAAGATCTACGTGATTATAAAACACAATATGACTTTGAAGAAGTGACCGAAACAACATTTGAACATATCATGTGGCCTGCTCGACATCCTATGGCCGGGCAACCAATAGTGTTAAGAGATTATCAAGTTGATATTATTAATAAGTTTTTAGCTAACCCACAATGCATGCAAGAAATTGCCACAGGTGCAGGTAAGACTTTGATTACTGCGGCACTGAGTTATTGCTGTGAGCCACATGGGCGTACCATAGTCATCGTTCCAAACAAGAGTTTAGTCACACAAACAGAAGCAGACTATATAAACATGGGATTAGATGTTGGAGTTTACTTTGGAGACCGTAAAGAGTTTGGCAAGACACATACTATATGTACTTGGCAGAGTTTGAACATCTTATTAAAAGGATCACGCAATCACGAAGTGGACATTACCATTGGCGAGTTTCTGCAGGATGTGGTCTGTGTTATGGTCGATGAAGTACACATGGCCAAGGCAGATGCGCTTAAAACTCTGCTTACTGGTGTAATGGCACATATACCTATACGCTGGGGATTAACTGGCACAATACCTAAGGAAGACTACGAATTTGTCAGCCTAAAGTGTAGTATCGGTGACGTTATTGGCCGGTTAAGTGCCAGTGAATTACAAGAGCAGGGCGTGTTAGCTAACTGTCATGTAAACGTACTACAGTTAGTTGATCATGTAGAATATAAAGATTATCAAAGTGAGTTAAGATATCTATTAGAGACAGAAGGGCGATTGGATTATATCGCCCAATTGGTAGAAACAATTCGTAAGACAGGTAATACTTTGGTCCTAGTTGACCGGCTAGCACCAGGTAAGGCATTAGTAGAACGTATTAAAGATAGCGTATTTGTGTCTGGAGGCACTAAAGCAGATGATAGAAAAGAACATTATGATGACGTTGCAACGATGGAGGATAAGGTTATTGTGGCCACTTACGGTGTTGCTGCTGTTGGTATCAACATTCCTCGCATTTTTAATCTCGTGCTTGTTGAGCCTGGCAAGAGTTTTGTCCGGGTCATCCAATCCATTGGGCGTGGTATTCGCAAAGCGGAAGACAAAGACTTCGTCCAAATCTGGGACATAACCAGCACCTGTAAGTTTGCCAAGCGGCATCTAACCAAACGTAAGCAATTTTATAAAGATGCTTCATATCCGTTTGTAGTTGAAAAGGCAGATTGGCAATCAAAGTAATTTAAAGGAGTATTAAAAATTTATATATTAACATTAGATAATGCAGCATTTGAAATGAATGAAATTCCGGACGAGATTGATGATCTAAGATTTGGTATTTTAGATAACAGCGACCCAAAAAATCCTGATTATTTTTTCATTCCTTTAATCTTTTTAGAATCATTTAACAGTCCAGCTCTGGTTTTAAACATTGGTGGTAATCTAGTTAAGATGCCCGTGGATTGGCAAGTGTTGATTGGAGAGCCAGATGTGGGAGATCTAGAAGTCATACCATTAACTAGCATTAATGATCGTGGATTTAGTGTATTTGCATTTAATCCATTGACTAGTTATAAACCAGAATACCTTAAAATAGAAATTGTTGATATCTATCAGGATGTTAAATGGTATTTCCCTAAATTAAGACCCGGACAATTATTGGCAGTTCCAATCACAGAAGGTGACCGTCCATTGTGTGTTTATTTTGTTAAAGACATTTCAAGACAAAGTGAAATTGTTGATACAGGAAAAATATGGTAAAGAATCACATCTGGCGCATTTGGGCCAAAGCACTAGGCCAGAAAGAAGGACGTACTGATACAGAGGCAGATAGTATTGCACTGATCCGCAGTTTAATAGTCCTATTTTATATTATAACTAACTTGGTTATCATAGCAGGAGTTATTAGGCATTGGAATGGGTAATCTAGTACCGGGCGGAACATACATTTATGAAAGTCCTGATGGTGGGCTGACTACCTATGCCCGATTAGAAGGTACTACAGAACGAGTAATGATTGGACAAAGCTGGGAGGCTCATGAATTGGTTGAACAGCGCATGTGGACAGATATCTATAAGCATAGAAATCGAAATACTGCTTTACAACGCTCGGTAGAAGAATGTATAATTATATATAAGCTCTCAGAGGACTATAAAGATGTTTAACCCACTACAATTTAAAAAGAAAAAGAAACGAGCCGTTGATCCCAATGCACCCCCTCGTCCAAACTTGCTTAGCCAAGATAAAAAATTGCGAGAAACAACTGAAGCATTTGATCGTCTACATAAATTAGTATCCAAACAGGCAGAAGAAATTGCTAGTTTAAAAACCAAATACGAAAGTATGCAGTCCAGCGTAAATCAAATACTAAATTATCTAAGGAAGGGGAAATGAGCAGTAGTTTAGAAATCAAATATGAAATGCAGGCATACGATCGCAAGGATCGTAGTTACTATGATAATTTTACTGATGAAGATCGTAAGAAATTCTCAACATATCTAATGTTGAAATATGGTGCTAATGTCAGTGGCGGTAAAGACCTACAAGCCTATTACCTAATGGCTACCAATGAACGTGTAAACAAACATTTCTTTGACTTGGGATCTAAGCATACCAAACTACAATGGTTGACCTGTACCACAGTTAGTCCAGCAATGGGACCACAGTTCCATTATTGGCTAGCGGCAAAGAAAAAAGAGGGAGATAACAAAAGTCAAAAGTTCTTGGCCAAGTTATATCCCAATATGAAATCTGATGAAATAGACCTAATGGCAAAAATCAATGATAAACGAGATATTGCAGACATGGCACGAAACCTCGGACTTGATGACAAATCAATTAAAGCCGAGCTATAAGTGCAAATATTGTAGTAAAGAATTCCGCAAGGAGTCAAGCCTTGC